CGTTGCCACAAGCACCCATTACAAAACCTGTGCCAGTAAGTGTTGCATCGCCCGTGACTGTTGCACTGCTGTAGCCAACATAGTTTCCTGCGTAATAATATCCTGATGTAGTTGAACCAACTCGAATGAGTAGGTTCGGCTGGTTGGCTGAAACGCTTGAACCTGTAACAGTGATTAGATAGTCCTCATAATCTGTTGAGAATGCACTACTGACTGTCACGCTTGACACGGCCGTACCGATGCTTTGTGTTTTGATAAGCCACAAGCCGACAGCGTTCATCTCCGTAGCTGTCAAGATTTGTCCAGCATTAAAAGTAGGGTAAGTCATAATTTCTCCTTATTGTTTTACGGATAACCCAAAACGTTTGTGTCCAGGATGCCATTAGTAGTTGAATCAAGCAGGAACGGTGTACCCAAAGTCGGTGACAAAAACACTCGCACTGACGCATAGTCAACATAAAACGTTGTTTGAACACTTTGCACAGTGCCCGAAACATTTGTGCCACGAAAAGCAATAGTTGCAGTTGATCCAATTGGGAAGTTTGCTGGTGCGTCTGGGACAGCACCGGTCGGCCTAGGAACTTTAGCCAATGTTAAACAAGTTGTATTTACCAACGTATTGGTAGTGACACTGAACGGTACTGCAGTTGGTTGATTGTTAGTTGCAAGAATAAAATTGGCAAGACTCAATGCGTCCGTCGTCGTGTTATTGATTGTGTCGTATCGAAGCGTGTTATCAATAGAACTTGAAAGAGTCGCTGTTTGTATTGCTAAACCAGCAGGCGCTACTTGAACAACATCAAAACTATTTTGAACTGACGACATGTAATCAATTCCGACATATTTGCCAGATGAGGTGTTGTCAGTAAATGCGTATGTCGAGGTGTCATACGCAAGTGGAGCGATAGTGGTAAAGGTTGACCATCCAAGATATGACGTTCGTTTTGAATCGTAATCATCTAATAGCAATTGATCTGTTCTTAAATATTTGTTTAGGAGATCAAGCGCACTTCCCGAATAATTGCTGACGGCGGAAGCAGCTGGTGTGACATAACCAAATGTTGCTGCATCAGGTAAGCAAATAATTGCCCTGCCACCTGACGCGTTAGTAAGTATTTGTTCATAGATTTGGGTTGGACCCGAACCAAAACTGGCGTTGTCATACAATTTCGCCCCAATTACGCCTGTGCCACCAGTAGCAAATATTGTGATTCGGTCACCTGGTGCAGCTCCTGTGCCAGCGTTGTACGGCATGTCATATGAGCGGTTGACGTCAGTAATGCGACCTACAAAATAGGACGGTGATGAAGCCGAATTAGAATCTCGTACATCAATGTATTGTCCAACTGCTAAGGCCGTGGCATACGAATTTGCTGGGATTAGTTCTATGACGCAAGACGATTGGCTAAAAGGATCTTGAAACCGTTGCCGGCCACGATTAACAGTGATCGTTTGAATACCTGTCAGAGCGGTGTAAGTCCCGTCAACGGTGGTTGAGTAACTGGCTACTGGAGTTGTGTACGGCATCAGGAAACTCGAATCGGGACAGAACCGTTTAGTTGCATATATCGGCGCAAAGCGTTTACAACTTGTTGAGGATCGCCACCGTTGACATTGATTGTGACGTTGCCTCCACCGATGCCCATATTGCCAAGCCGGTCTAACGGGATAACGGCTTCCGGTCCTTTTTCGCCAATCATGGCAATTGTTGGGCCCGTCGTAATGCCCCCCTCAGCTAGTCGAGGCAACTTAACTTCTGGGATACTTCCAAAATTCACCCACGGTCCTGCTGCTTTGTCAATGCCGTCAAGGATCGTGTTTAGTCCCTTGATGGCAAAGTTTAAGCCCTTTTCCATTGCTGAGATGACAGCGTTGATGACTCCCTTGAACGCTCCGCCAATACCGTCAAAGATCGCTTTGCCAAGATCTGCCAGTTCACCAAACCCTGTTTTGACTGCACCGAACACGAACTGGACGACGCCCCACCAAGCCATGAATCCAGCCTTAAGTCCGTCAATGGCTTTGCCAAAAATGTTGAACTTGACTTGAAGTGCAACCAGTGCTGCAATGATTGCGATAATGACCACCACTCCAGTAGCGATCCAAAGAGCCGAGAACGATGCTGTGAGTGCAGTGTTCAGTGCAAGTGTCAAAGCTTGGATCGTGTTGTAGATCGCAAGGCCTGCGTTAAGACCAATGATTGCTAAAGCAAACGTGCCGATCACGGCTCCAAGAATGACAATAAGTTTTGTGTTCTCCTGAGCAAATGTTGAGAACTTCAAAAGTGCTGGAAGCATTTTTTGAATCAGCGGTGCGACAGCTGCGCCGATGGACTCTTTGAACTCGCCCATCTGAATTGACAAGTTCTTCATTTGACCAGCGGTTGTGTTCGCAGCAGTTGAGGCTTGATTCTTAAATGTTGCACCCAGACGACCGAACACTTCGTCGGCGTCAGCGCCTTCCTCAATCAACGAAGCCAGTGCTGGGTCTAACTTTTTGAGGGCTGTGAAGTTGCCGTTGTAAGCCTTACTGAGCGCGTCAGAGACTGCGCTTAGATCCTTGCCAGTGCCCGCAGAGATATCCAGCGCAAGAGTGAGCAGATCTTGAGCTTGAGCAACATCGCCAGTGCCACGAACCAGTTTGTCGAGTGCCGGGCGAAGTTCATCGTCGGCAACAGCGGCGGCCATAGAAGTCTTGGTAATGAACTTTTCAACTGACGCAATCTGGTCATCGGTTGCGTAGGTCACGTTCTGTAGTGTCAACCCAAGTTTTTCGGCTGCAGCTTCATCTTCGGCGAACGCTTTGACAGCATCAAAAGCGACAGCGCCAAGAGCTGCGATAGCGAGCCCTGCAGGGACCGCTGCTTTCTTAATAGCAAACGCTGCTTTTTGACCGTTGGTTTCAAGTTTCTTAAAGTCGGCAATCGCTTTATCTATGCCCTTGGGATTCCACTCAGAAATGATTGGGAGGTTGATAGCCATCAGTTGAACTCTCTTTGTGCATCAACCATGAACTGGTCAATGATCGGCTTCAAAGCCCGTTCAGTTTCGGCAACCATCTGATCTATGTCTTTCCACATATAGCGCGACGGTTCACCCTGAAGAGCTGACGCAAAATTAGGTCGGCGATACTTTGACTCTCGGCGCGACTTAGTGCCACCAGCACGGCCAGCCATGTCCGTAATCGCCACAGGAGCACCCTTGGTGACCACACGAACCACTGCAATCTGTTCAGCGCCAGCCGTCGCCGAACCCTTGCGAGGCTTACGAGTGTTCAACGAGATCTGCACCTTCTTGACATTGCCCCACCCGGTACGACCATTGTGATTCATCCCGCTCAACGGTGGTGTTTGTGGGATTCGACTGTTGATCAGATCCACCAGCGGTTGAGCTGCAACTTTTGTGTCTTTAAGCAGAGTGCGACGAATAGCAGGATTGATCTTCTGCATCTTCTTCAATGCGTCTTGCAGACCGTAAGTATCAAGTCTCACATCTGCAGCCATTAGGTTTTCTTTCTCTGCTCGTTGATGATCTGCACACAAGTTGCTAGATCGTCTGTCTCGAATGTTATTTGTGGAGGCCAGAACCCTGTCTCAACTAGCAGAGCTGCTAGCTGACGTCGGTGGCCTCCTGCGTAGGGACTGCGGATTCAGTCTCCACAACTTCTAGATCTTCTAACTTTTTGACGAACTCATCAAATGAGACTGGGACCAGGTGACCTTGCTGTTTGCTGGCTTCGTAAGCCATAAACGCTAGATCTTCCATCCCGATCCCACTGCTCAGATCTGATGCTCGTCGTTTAAATTTACGCTCCCAAGAAATGATCACAAACAGGTTCGTGATTACTCGGTAAGTCTCACCATCGGTAAGTCGGACGCTAAGTGTTAATTTCATGGTTCTCCTAGTCGGGATTGGATCAGTTTACGGATTACGGTGTCACGATGTCGCGACCGTAGGTGCCACCCTTGAACACGGCCTCAACGACTGACAGTTCACCGACGGTTGCGTTAATCGGGGTGACGGTCTCTAGGTAGCAACCAGTAAGGGTGTATTCAGGATTCGAAGCGGACTCAGTTGTTCCAGACGGGCTAATAACGATCGTTGAAGCAACACCGAACAAAGTGTTCAAGAAGGTTTCAACTTCAAGCGTTCCGTAACCTTGGAACAAGGTCAAGGTCAATTCATTATTAAACAACCCAGCTGTGAACGTGCGGGAAGTCTGACCGAAGCTCGTGTTTTCCAGCGCCTCGGCGGTCAAAGTCAAAACCGCTGCAGAACAGTTGCTGGTGAGCGCAATTGCTGACGGGCTGGTGACATTGACGGTTGGGTTTGATAGGTAAGTTGTGGGCATTGTTTTGTCCTTTTATCTGCGGCTTGAGCCGATTCTAATTGTGAGGTCGTAAGC